ACACCTGCTTGTGCTAATGTAGATAGAGGAGTATATACCCCTGCATTTAAACTACCTCCAGCATATCCAATACCTTTAGATGCTTCTGTTTTTGGAGATACTCTTGATAAAAGGTTTTGTTTAGCTATAAATAATAAACCACTAGGTGATTTTTTACTAAACATATATTTGGTTAATCTAGCAACATCATCAACCGCTCGTGAAGGAGCTTGTACTCCTCCTCTTAGCAGAAAGTCAGTATTCCCTGAAGTTGATATTCCAGATTCTCCATCAATAGGGGTTTGGATATATGGTTGTCCACTATCTCCCCCACCAATTCTATCTTTACCAAACTTAAGAGATTTAAGGGAAGTATCCCCATTCTCTAATTTTATTAAAAGACCCATCTATATCTTCTATTCAGGTGGTGTGTCTAAATACTTTGCTGGAGTTACTCCGTCTAAATCTAAATTTGAGGGTGCTGGGTATCCTGGTATTGTAGGGGTTCCATTAATTGAATATTCGTCATGAACGTTTGATAGAGGGCTAGCGCTAGGCATTGTTGGTGGAGTTACACCATCAAATGAACTTAGGCTTGAACCGTCTGTGTTTAATTTATCTAATATTCCCATAATTATTGTTATTATTGTTTTATTATAAATATTGAAGTTTATTGTGTTTTAATTCTTCTTTAACACTAATGATGTATTATCCAATATTATAAGCACCTAATTTATTATATAAGCACCTAATTTAAGTGCTTCACCTACTTTTTGTCCGTCTAATAATACGGATCCTTCGGTTTGGATTACTTTAATGACTTGTAAGTTAGTATCAATAAGCCGTTGTAGAAGAGCGTTAGTTTGGGTTAGATCTACTTTTCCACCTCCATCAGATTTAACTTTAATTTCCCCTTTTCCAACCATTTCTGTAGCTTTACCTGGTTCTGATTTAACATCATTTCCAAATAAATTTGTTCCTGCTATTACAGTATCTTTATTGTTTAATTGAATAGCTCCTTCTGGTCCAAATAGGGTGCGGTTGCCATAGCCTGAGGAGCTTCCACCTGGGGACATGATGTCGTTACCTTTCGCTGCAGAGTATATAAGACTTCCAACGGTTGCTGCTAATAATATTCCGGCAAGGGCCGCTACTGGGTTAATTATTGATGCTGCTGCGGCTTGGCCAACTTTTATTCCTAAAATCTTAATTTCTTCAGTTTGCTTTTTTTTAGTTAATAATAAAGATATAGCTTGAGCTCCCCGAATAGCTATATAAACCCCTGCTATAACTTTTAGAATACTTGATAAATTTTCAGCACCCCCTACCATATCTGCAATACCATTAACTAAACCTAAAACAGGTTCGGTCATACCTACAAATATTTCTTGAACCTGTAACATAATGTCATGAAATTTTTCGGCTGTTGATTGTTGTGCTACTAGAGATTCTAATTGACCCTCTTTCATTCTTTTGGTTGCTTCCTCAACTCCATATTTTTCTTTAAGTGTTTCAAAAGCTCTTTTTTCATCATCATCTAACTGTCTCCCAAGGTCTGCAAGTGCTTCTTGTTCAAATAAAGCATCCGATAACCCACTAGCAGTCATACCAACGGCTTTAGCTATGGCCTCTTGTTGGATACGATTCATCAAATTGAATTCAGCAGCAGAACCAGCTTCTCTACTTATTTCACTTGCTAATGTTGCTAAATCATTAGATAAGGCTGCTTGTCTTGCTTTTTCTAAATTAATATTCTTACCTAAAAGTAACTCTGCAGAAAGTTCTGCTTCTATTGAGGATTCAAAATCTAATAATGAGTCTGCTATATTTTCTACAGTACTCATTTCTACTCCTAAAAGCTTGGCATTTACCATAGCTTTAGCTAAACCTGCTTCTCCACCCTCAATAGACAATTGAAATCTTTTAGAGGTTTTTGAAATATCAGCCATTAACTTTTTAGTGTTAATTGCTACGTTAGCTTGGAATGCTGCTGCTTTTGCTGAGGCTTGGAAACTTTCTGCACTATCTTTTAATTCTTTACCTGTTAATTTTGAAAAACCATATAAAGATATAATTTCTTCATTTGTCATTCCAGCCGTATCTCTCAAAAGTGAGAAGGTATCTAAATTTTCTCTAGATATTTCAGCTGTAGTACCAAAAGTGGAATTAATAGTTGATAGAGATTCAGCCATTCTTGAGGTAGTAACAGCTGTATATTCTGATTGTTGAGCCATTTGGGTTAATTCTCCTCTGACTTTATTAGCTTCTTGATAAGTTAGGTTTAGACTTTTCGCCATTTCTCCAACTTGTTTATCTCCTTGTACTAAAGCTTTTATAAAAAATGTAAAAGCTGTTAAAACAAGATTGGCGGGGTTTAGTATACCTACAGATATTTGTTTTCCTATATTTGCAAAACCTACTCCTAAAGCTCCTACTGATGAACCTCCTGCACGAAGATGTTTATCCATTTCGCTAACTGCTTCATTAGCATCAAAAACATCACCTAAAATAGGGATTTTTGATATACCCTTTAATAAACCCCCAGTAATCCCTAACTTTTTGTTAATGTCTTTTTCATATTCTATTCTTTTTTTGGTTTTATTAAGAGCCTCATCTAATACGGGTAATCCTTCTTTCTCGGCTGCAAGAATTTCGGTAATTTTACTCTTTTCATCCTCACTTAACTTTAAAGATGCTAATCTAACCTTTAGTTGAGAGGAATTTAATTTTTCTCCCTTTTTATTGAGACCATATTTTTCACGTAAAACACTAGCTTGTTGTTTTGCTTCTTTAGATAAGGTTTTTAACTTATTTTCTTTATTTTGTAACTCTTTTAAAGATAATTGTACTAATCCTGCTTGATCGTTTGCTAAATCCTGAGTGATGCTTTTTATGCCCCTCATAGCTTTAACAGTTCTATTAGTAGCATTATTTGATTTGTCCATTTCAGCTAGGGACGCACCTATAGCTGATGCAATTCCACCAAATCCTACTTCTAAGTCATATGCTTTTGTAACAGCCGCATCTATTGCTGATTCTAAGGTAGAAATAGCAGCATTAGCTTGTTTTAAATTATTAATGTCAAAGGTAGCAGCAGGTTTTTTAGTTATTTTTTCTAAATCTTTAACTAATTTAGCAACCTGTTTTTTAGCATTTTCTAAACTATCATTAAGTTTTCCCATTTATAGGCATTTTGTTATAAATATTTAAAAATATAATCTATTTATAACTTGATGGTTTTTTATATTGCTTGCTAGTTTTTAGGAATTCGGGGGTGTTTACTTTACCAGAGGGGGTTACTAGGTTTTTAACACCTTTACCACCTGATTTTGAATTCTCATATTCTTCATTTTCTTTATTGTAGAATTCATTAATTTTATTAAAAGTAAAACGACGAAGCCAAATTGGCATGTTGTAAACATCATGCCAACTATATCCACCTTTTCCGTGGAAGACTATTTCATGTATTTGGGTAAAAATTGCTGCTCTAGCTTGAGGAATGTTATCAAGCGTCAGGCCAAAAAAAGCTAACCCCAACTGGGATATTGACTCTAGTTGACTCTCCATCGGGAAAAAAAGTTAGGTCAACATCTGGTTGAATTTCTTTAATATATTCTCTTAAGGCTCTCGAGTCCCTAGCTAGCAGATAGTTATCGACAAATTCTCGGATATCTTTAATTTCTGTTTTTCCTTCAACTGAAGTGATAATGTATTTGAGTCGGGTAGTGAGTTCAGGGGAATTATCTTTGTTGATCTTTTTAAGTCCCTCTAATTCTCTGTTAATACTCTGCTCGTCCTTGTGTGTTAAAAGCTTGAACGTAATTTTATTGCCAGAGTGGGGTAGAGTAAATTCAAAGTTGTTTTTACCGTCCTTAAATAGCTCATCATTAAGTGTTTTACTTTCAAGTGTAGATAAATCTACTGTGTGGTCTTCACCTAAAATTGAGAATGAATAGTCTTTACCATATCCTAAAATACGGGCAGCCACCATAACTGCGTTTTTGTCTCCAATTAATAGATCATCATAGCTGATTTTAGATATAATAAGGGCTTTCATTAATCTATCAAGTACAGTTCCTTTCTGGATATATGATTGGTTTGTAAGGATGTCTTCTTCCTTAGCTGTCATATATTTCATTTCAAGTGTACCTTTTGCTAATTCGGATCCTTCAGGGTAAAGTAAACCTTTAGATGGAAGTTCAATGACTTCAGTAGGTAATTTAAATTCGCTCATAATTTTTATTTAATTGTAACTATATTGTTATATATAAATATTACAAAGAGGAGTCTTTGATGGATTAATTAATAATTTTTACCTTGTGTACTAAAAAGATCAAAATCTTTGTACACTTTAGATTCTAGTTTATCGACTCGAGAGTCGGTGTGTCGAACAACTTGTTCTTCAACACGGTTAATATGATCATGTAAATCATTTCGAGAGCGTTCTAGCTCATAATGTAACTCTCTAACGTTAGCATCTAGCTCTCGTTGAGTGTTTTCCGCTTGTTTGCGGGTGATGTTCAAAGCCTTTAAGACCAAAAACGTACCTACAACGATCAAAAGATCAATCACTGCAAGCACACCTAAAGTAAAAGATAGTGTTTCCATAGTTTTATTTATATTATATCAAAGAACTCCTCTTGTAATAATGGAATATAAAAAGCTCACCCTGTTAGGGCAAGCTTTTCTTTACTTTTTATGTTTTTTCTTTTAGTAGTTAAGTACGCAGTAATCTGGTTGTACTGTCATTGAAATGTTTACAGCAGTACCATCATCATCCCAATTATAATCTCCGAATGTAGCTTCTGTAATCATAGCACCTTTAACAATCCATTCAGAAACGATGTCTCCAACAGGTCCTACAACATTGAATGTTAAATCTTTTTTATAAAAATCAGAGTAACCATCTCTACCTGTTACTGATTCATGATGTAAACGTACCCACTCCATTACTGACTGTGCACCTGAAGGTGTAATAGGGTCGAATAATGTGAATGAGATTGGGTCCCACTTTGTCTTACCTTTTACGTATCTTTGAACGTTGATGTGGTTTAACGCTACACTACCTTGTGATACTGAGACTGCTCCCATTCCTTTCACCAAATATGATGGGATACCATCAATGTATAAGATGAACCTGTTAGTTTGTTTTGGTTCAAAAGCTGTGTAAAATATTTCGTTTGGATCTAATACTGCCATTTTATATTGTTGTTATTAATGTTCTAATTATAAATATTAACTATTTAGGTTTTTAAGCAGAAAACTCAGCTCCTGTTGGTTGTAAAATAAAATCTAGGTTAATAAATTCTGCGGTTCTAGTTGGTTGGATGTAAATTTGACCGATTAATTGATTTCTATCAATAACATCTGGTGTGTTTAAAGTATCATCCATAACTACTTTAAAAGCATATAATCCTTGTTTTTGTTTAATACTCTCTAAATAAGGATTTACTTGTGCTAAAAATGAATTTCTAGTTGTAATTGTGTTTTGTTCAAACACTAAATTATCTGCTGTTTGTCCAATGAATGTTTTTAATTCAATTAACAATCTTCTAACATTTACTCTATCAAGAGCTGATGCTTCTTTTTGTAGTGTTTTTTGTCCAAATACTACAATTCCTTTTCTTGGGAATGTTGCAATTGGGTTAACATTGTTAGAATATAGTTCATCTCTATTTGCTTGAGATAGTTTATTTTTAGCTCTAATTACAGATCCTAAACCTCCTCTGTTAATACCTGCTGGTGCAAACCAAGGTGCAAATGATTTATCTGTGTGAGCATAAACTCCTCCAATCATTGTTGAGGCAGGAACCCATACACGTTTTGCTGTTTCTGGGTCTTG